GAAAGCCGTATTGCTATCGGCGGAGTTGAATCAATGGCTTCAGGTGGCGCAGGACTAGGCTGGAAGCGTGTTGATTATGGAATTGCATTACAGATATTTCATCACTCGTTAGAAAGAAATGCAGAAGATGCTATGTCTGCGTTTGATGATTTGATAGATGCAGTAAAGGCTAGATTAAGAGCGGGTCAGCACACATTAGGTGAAGACAATCCCAATATAATCTGGCAAGCAGCAGAACCAGCAATAGATGTTCAATACGGTGAACCACTTTCTAACGAAGGTGGCGCAACTGAAACTTGGGCTGCTATTCGCTTCACAGTCACAGAAATGATTGAATCATAGGAGAATCCATGGCTCGTTATATATACAATGGTGATGAAGACAGAACCTTTCCGTCTTTAGGTATCACCGTAAAAAAGGGTGAATCGTTTGATGGTCCCGAAGGTCTAAGGGCTAGAGGATTATCTCTTGATTCAAATGCTAAGTCCGCACCTGCGGTACCAACAGCACCAAAAGAAGCAGTAAAAGAAACAAACAAAACAGAAAACAAACAGTCAGCCTCGTCTGACATTACAGCAGGAGCGTGAAATAAATGGCATCAGCACAACCATCGGTACGCAGTTATGTGGGTATTGCTAAAGAAGTAACACCCGGAACTCCAGTTGCCGCAACAGATTTTATTCCACTGGCAAAAGATTCATTAAAGCCAGTAGATATTATTGCGCCACTATACGACACAGGACTTCGTGGTTCTATGGCGCAAAATTACAATTACATTCAAGGTCGTCGCCACACAGAGATCGATCTAGGTGGTCCAGTATTTGCTGACACAGTTGGCTACTGGCTAGGTGGAATTATGGGCGCAGTAACAACAACAGGCGTTTCAGCACCTTTCACACATGTAATTTCATTGAAAAACGCAACAGGTATTGGAGCAGATGCACAACCTACATCTTTCACTATTGAAGATATGTATGTTGCTGAGAATCGTTTCTATCCGGGTTGCAAAGTTACAGATTTTACTTTCAATTTCAACTCAGAGGGTATGCTTGAATACACAGCAAAACTTATGGGTTTCCCATCATCAACTACCGCAGTCGCTACACCATCATTCAGCGCAGTAGTTCCTACTCCTGTATGGCGTGGTTCAGTTTCTATCGGTGGTTCAACAGTTGGTTACACAACTGATGGTTCGCTTACATTGACTCGTTCATCAGAAGCAATCTTCGGTATTGACACCACACAAGGTCCATACGAGATATTCGTAGGAGCATTAGACGCAACAGGTAATTTCACATTCGTTATGGAAAACGATGCTGAACTAACTCGTTTCTTAACTAATACTCAACCAGTATTAACACTCACCTTCGCACAAGGCGCAGGAGCATCAGCAACCTCTATTGCTTTCACAATCACTAAAGGTGCTTATACTGCTGCTGCTATTGATCGCTCAGCAGATCATGTTCAAATTGCAGTTGATTTCTCAGCAATTGCTAACACATCTGATGCTGGCGCAAGCGGTGGATATGCTCCAATCAAATGGACACTTCAGAATGCTGTTGCTTCTGGTACATATCAGTAGCATCTAGCGCAAGTTGGTAAGTGGGGAATTAAAGTGAATGTGCCGCCTTCCCACATTCTGCCCCACTTACCTCTATAATAACGGAAGGCGACTACGGAAGGAAAACCATGTCAGAAAAAAAGAAGTTAGAACTACCATCAGGCGGTTGGGCAGTCTTCAAAGATGCTTCAACTTTGCGTGTTAAAGATCGCAAGAAAGTATTGCGAGCAGCGAGCGCAGAAGAAGGCTTGATGCAAGCACTCAGTATCGTTGATGGCTTGATTGCTATTCTTGTTGAAGAATGGTCGTTTGACTTGATATTGCCATCAGTCAAAATTACAAGCCTAGAAGAATTAACGATGGCTGATTATGATGTATTAGCGGAAGAAGCAGGCAAGGCACAAAAAATGTTATTCCCTGCGTTGAGTAAGTCGGAAGCAACGGAAGCAGATCCTGAATCCCCTTTCGCAAACGCCAACGATTAAAATGGCTACTTGAAGGTGGCGAAAGACATGAGTCATTCAGTTATCCTGATGATGAATGGTTTTATTACACTGCTGCCGACAAATTCGGTTGGACACCTAACGAAGTAGATGAACAACCAGCATATTTAGTTGATTGGCTAATATCTATAAGTTCCCTAGTTGATGAAGTGAAAGCGAAGCAAATTGATAGCAAACAACCTAAGACTCGTAAGAAAGGCTTGGGATAATAAGACTGCTAAAATTGATGTCGCAACTCGTGTAGCCAGAGATGAAATGATGTTGGCTCTTATTCAGTTATCAAAAGAGCAAATCAAGGGAGCAAGACCAAAGATCAATGGTCGTTACACAAAAGCAACTCCGGGATTACCGCCAATGAATAGAACTGGCGATTTGCGTCGCTCTATTATGGGCGAAAAGTTTAGACAAGGTTTTGCTTCATATTCTGCAATAGTAGGACCTACAATTATTTATGGTCGCAGAGTAGAATTGGGTGGCGGTAATTGGAAAGCAGGAGTCAGATTTCCTTACATGGAACCTGCTTATGCTATGTACAGAAATGCAGTTCACAAACAAATCGTTGATAAATACTTTAGGAGCATAAGATGAATACATTTTTGCCACCTGTTGTATTTGAAATAAAAGCCAAAGCAGATAAAGCCGTAGCTGATTTCAAGAAGGTAAATAAAGAACTGCAAAACATGGACAAAGAGGCTGACAAAACCTCTAGGTCTTTAGCAAGAATGGAAGCAGCAACTAAAATCACTAGAATTGCTGTAATGGCTCTTGCCGCATCTTTTGGCGTACTGGCTGCTGTCGGCATCAAAGAAGCGATGAGGGAAGAAGTCGCTTTACTCAAACTGAAAACAGCCGTAGATAATGTTGGTCAAAGTTTTGCTGCTGCTAATCCATTTATTTCGCAAACAGCAGAAGCATTGATACAACTAGGTTTCGCTGACGATGATACTTACGCCTCGTTAGCCAAATTAACTGCTGCTACTGGCAATGTTAAAACAGCCATGAAGTCAATGACTGTTGCTGCGGATTTAGCACGGTTCAAGCAAATATCATTAACAGAAGCGTCTGATTTGTTAGCAAGAGCAAGTACTGGTCAAGCAAGAGGATTGCGTGATTTAGGTATTGCGATGGGCGTGTCCTTGAAGCAAGGCGCATCATACGAGGAAATTCTTGCTGCTATTGAAGAACGCATTGGCGGAATGGCGGAAGCATTCGCTGAAACTGGCGCAGGCAAGATGGCTATATTCAACGCACAGATGAGTGAGTTGAAAGAGCGAATCGGTTATGCGTTATTACCTGCGCTTATCAAGTTAGTCAATTACATCAATACTAAATTGATACCTGCATTGAATAAGTTTTTTGATTTCTTAAGCAGGAATAAACAAACTATAATCAATTTCGGTGCTGCTTTCGCTGCTATATGGGCATTTGCTAAAGTTCAAGCAGGAGTAACAATCGCTATTACAGCGATCAAAGGTTTGATTACTGCTTACAACGCTCTCAAAGTTGCTGGTATTGCTGCTGCTGTGGCGCAAAGAATGGCTATCAATCCATTACTGGGTGCTGCTGCTGGCGCATTAGTTCTTGGTGCTATTGTCAAAACTATATCTGATGCAAAGAAAACTAACGAAGAAGTAAAAGACCTCAATGTCAATCTAAAAGACATTGGCGACGGCATGGTGTACCCAACAGAAGGTACTAATAAATTCGCAGAGGCGTTAGTTACTGCTAAACAAAAAGTCGCAGATTTCAATGCTGAAATAAAAGACACATTCACAGAATTAAGAACTTCATGGACTAGCGTAGTTGGCAAAGATTTTAATGCTGCAATAACCGAAGGCTTATTGAACCCTATTGATAAATTAGTTGTAAAAACTAATACTGCTGTCAAAGCGTATCAAAATGCGTCTAATCAATATCAATCAGCACTTAGTTCGTTAAAGAGCGCACAAACTGCATACACAAATGCCGTCAAGAGTGGCAACAAAACTCTTATTGCTTCTACTGAAAGCGCATTAAAGCGTGCTGAATCATTGGTTAAAAGCCTACAAGACAGCATGGGTAATGCTCTAAAAGATATCACAGCATTACAACAAGAAATGATTGATGCTGTTATTGAGGCTGAAAAGAAAGTCGCAGAATTAAAATCTGATCGTGTTAAAGTATTAGAAGATGCACACAAAGAAGAATTAGAACTTCAAAAAGATTACAACGCTAAAGTTCTTGGTTTACAAAAAGATGCTGCCAAGCGTAGTGCCGAAATAGTAAAACAGTCAGTAGATCAATTACGAAATGTATTCAAAGGT